TGAGCAAACAAACTCTTTTTATCTGCCATGTTTCCTCCTAGTTGTTGAACACAATCTACACCGTTGAACACGGTTGTCAACTATTCAAATCGGAGGGGGGGCTTGAGGTATTCCACCATCAGCCCGACGCAAGGAGGTGAACGCCTGTCCAGTGGACACCCCTCCGCACTCGTTCGGACATCTCTAGGGAGGAGATTAGAGTCCGCAACCGAGCAGGCAAATAATAAATCAAATTGATGGTTGCGACAAGGATTCCTCACCTGTACATTGTCGGAACAATTTCATAAGTCTCATGTGCGTACCACGGTTGCAAGTGGCGGGCAGTAAACAGGGAAACCTGGGTAGACCTTCCATTGGTTTGGAAGGGGCAGTTGAAATAGGGAGTCGGTGTGAGGCAATCCGACGGGTGGGCGTGGTTAGAGGTCTATCTTTCCTGCTACTTGTGATTGTGTATGTGTGAATCCAACTTGCTGTCCACACGGTCAATCTTGTCCTCAACGTTGGTCTGCTTCTTGTAGACCATCTTGAGCATGCCCATCACAACCTCATGGTCAGATGCGTTCTCTTTCTTGAACTTTTGTATGGCTGCTACTAAGACACCAAAAGCACCAGTAACAACAGCGCTAAGAAGGAGTGCCCAGCCAGAATCCACATCAAGCCTGCTTCGATTCCTTCCAAGCCTTTACGCGCTCGGGAACGTCATCACCACACACATAACGCAAATGCCATGGCTCCGATGGCAGGACCTCCCAGGAAAAGCCAAATGACACAGCATTAGCGGCAAGCCAGGCAAGACGCTTTGGGTCGGCGGCATTAGCAATATCAATGGCAATCCCGTAGTTATGCTGACTGGTACCAGGCACCGCAAGGGGGGCCATACCCTTCTTCAAATACCAAGCCTTGCCCTTGTAAATGCGGGGCTTCTGCTTCATCAGGGCTGGCTTTGGGTTGTCTGTGTATCGTTGGAAGAATCCGTACTCTTGAACCGCAAGCGAGCGATATGTGTCCGCTGGGCTAGTCGGAGAAAGGTCAATTCCTTCTGCGTTTGCTGCGGCGTCCATTGCTTCATATGCGTCAGCCGCGCAATGGTGAAGCATGCCCTTGCCTTCAATCTTGCGAAGAAGACTAGGGTCGAGTTCACCTGGCTCTACGTTCTTGAGATGTGAGCACAACTTCACCTTAATGATGGGAAGTTTTGCAATATCAACCTTGGCCATTACTTGGCCTTGCCGAATGCCTCTGAAATTTCTTCCTTGGTTAAGACACCATCAGATGCCCATGCACGAAGAAGAGCCTCTGTGACCTTTGCCGCAGCGACGATACCAGCGATAGCGGCAGCCTTCCACAGTTCAACATCAAGGACAGCGCCACCAGCAAGGGCCGCCATTGCCGACGAACCAAATACTGCGAACACACGGAGGACGAGGGTCTGGAGGGTCTTCATATCAGTCTTTCTGGGATAGGGATAACGATGAATGTATGACCAATGTTACACCAGTAATCCACAGGGCTGACTTAAGGGTAGGCCCAGATAGGGTGATTAGGACCATGCCAGTTCCTGCATAGGTCCATGAGTTTTCGTTTAGGAAGTTCAGGAACCGTTTCATCACTTGCGCATTCTAGTACCAGCCGCCGCAAGGGTAATTCCAGCGGTCACGGCAATAAGGGTTCTGCGCGTTCCAACAGGGATGCTTGAACCAAGAGGGACGTAGTCGTCCAGTCCTTCCCCGAATATGTCGATTTCTTTTTCGAAAGCAGCACGGACTTCTGTTGGCGCTTCTTGAACCGCCTCAACGAGGGCAGCCACCTCTGTGTTGGTTAATTCGCTAACACTCAAAGCCTCAAAAACGGCTTCTGCCTGGTCGCTGCTAACTGTTGCAAGCACCTGCGGGTTTAGTGCTATTGACATGGCTTGCGCCTGAGACACTGGTTCGTTAGGCTGTGGGGGTTCAGGAAGTTCCTGGACAACCTGTTGTGTTGTCGATGCAGTTACCTCGGGGCTGGTTGTAGTAACAACTGGCTCCGAGGTAGTTGTAGAAGCAGCAGTCGTAGTCGTAGTCTTTACTACAGAGGAGGATGTAGATGTTTGAACTACTAGTGTCGTTGTTGGCTGTGGCGGTAATTCCGTGGTTGTTGTTGTTTCGACAACTGTCGTTGAAGGCTCAGACGTGGTTGATGTTGGCGGAGGTACCCATGCTTGTGTGGTTGACGTGGAGGGTGGCAACGTACTCGTAGTCGTTGTCTCAGGCAGCGTCGTCGTAGTTTCCTGAGTCGTCGTTGTTGAGGTTTCTTGAAGCGTCGTAGTGGTCGGGTCCGTGACAGGGACAGTCTCTAACGGCACAGTAGTAGTAGTTGTCGTCGTCGTCGGTGTGGATGCAGTTGTAAATGCCCATTCAGGAACAATCTCCCAGTAGTTGTCGTCTATCTTCCATGCGAGCATATAACAAGTCCCGCCACCAGCCTCAAAGAACCAACCGTCCAACGGGTATGCGCCTGGCATAACGGACAGCGTTATGGTTGAGGACCACGCACACCCTTTTAGATTCCAGGTGCCAAACTCGTTGCCATCAATACTGACCGTGCCGCCGTCGTCAGCAGCAACCATGAACTCGATGGTTTCATGCTCTGGAATGTTTATAAACCCCGTGTAGTGCACCATGAAGAAGTCCCAGCCACAGTCCTGGAATGGTTCGCCGTTGAAGTTACGGTTGATGTTGTTCTCTACCTCGGACCCACAGGTGGGGTAAACGTCATCTGACCTGACGGGCGGTATCTGGTCAATCGTGTAGCCGATTGCGTTCAACCCTGGTTCGGGTTCAGCGCTGGCTTGTCGTGGCAGTAATGCAAAAAAGGCAACTGGAAGAAAAACTATCCAGCGACTAGAGCGTTTCACTCAGGGTCGTCTGGAAGTTCAGGCACTACAGGTGCCTCAAAGTCCTCGGTGTCCTCGTTGTAGGTAAAACCGACACCCGCATAGGTCTTGCCTGCGGTGTCAAAGAATGTTTCAACCCAGCGACCTGGGTAGCGGTCTGGGTTTTCTGCCATGAACTCTGCGGTCACCACGGAGACATGGGTAACGACGTTGTTGTCATCGAGTTGAGCAAAGTATTGAGACATTGTTATTCCTTATGCGTTGTTGCGGAAACGAACATAAATAATACCTGAGCCGCCAGCACCACCACCAGCCGTGTAGCCTCCTCCGCCACCTCCACCAGAGTTTGCTGTGCCAGCAGTGCCAGCACCAGTAGTACCACCACCGCCTCCGCCGCCCGTCCCACCAGCCCCAGGGGTTGAACTGCTGTAGCAACCTCCACCGCCTCCACCACCTTTGTAGGTAGTTCCTGCGGATTGACCAAGCCAAGTTGAAATGTCTACACCAGCACCACCAGTACCACCGTTTGCAACACCACCACCAACACCAGCAGCACCAGCACCACCACCGCCTCCGCCACGGTTATTGCCAGAACTGTAACCGTTGTTTTGCATCCCTACTCCGCCAGCATTGCCCTGGGTTGAACCAGATGTTCCGCTTGATGCACCAGCAACGGTCGTTCCAATGTAGGAACTGTGCCCGCCAGCAGAACCGCCAAAACCACCAGAGAAGAATGCTCCGCCACCATAGCCACCACCAAATGCCGTAACGTAATTCGTGCTTCCGCTGTAGATACGGCTGTCATCACCTTGCTTTGTTGATGTGCCACCTGCGCCAATATCGACTGTGTATGTGCCAGGAAGAAGCGACAACGTAGAGGTTATATAACCACCGCCGCCACCGCCTCCGCCATCGGATGGATGGTTACCGCCACCATAGCCGTATTCTGCTCCGTTGCCACCGCCGCCACCGCCACCAATGAGCAGAACATCAAATAGACCAGCACGATTCACGGTCAATGTTCCATCGCTGGTGAATGTCAAAAGAGTATAGGTCTGTCCAGAAACAGTGATTGTCGAGGATGAACCACCCGATGCATTCCCATATTGAGTGTATGCAATCTGTTGAATGAGTTGCTGACTTACATATGCGCCTGGTCTCATGCGTTCACCGCCCATCGAATATAAACGATGCCTGAACCACCAGCACCGCCCGTGCCATTGAGCGTGCCGCCTCCACCGCCACCAGAGTTTGCTGTGCCAGCGTTCCCCGTTCCAGAGTTTACTCCTGCGCCACCGCCACCTGTGCCACCTGCGCCAGCACCACCACCGCCACCTCCACCTGCCTTGTAGGTAGTGCCAGCCGATTGACCCAAAAACGAAGAAATGTCTACACCGATTCCACCTGCGCCACCGCCGCCACCCGAGCCAGCAGACCCTGCTGCTCCTGCGCCGCCGCCACCACCAGCATTACCTGCGGTCACAGTTCCACCAGAACCGCCATTGTTGCCAACAGCAGAGTTTCCAGCCGTTCCAGCAGCCCTCAATGAAGCAGACGAGTTGCCGCCACCACCGCCACCAGAACCTCCAGCAATGTAGCCAATGATGTCAGAGTTCCCTAGCGAGTCGGTTCCACCACCTGCACCACCACCACCAACAGAAAGACTACCCAATGATGTTCCCAAAGAAGTTGTGAACCCAGAGTTTTGTGCCGAACCACCCGCACCAACATCAACAGAATACGAGCCTGCAACAAGATAGATAGTTGTGTTGAGATACCCACCTGCACCACCACCACCACCAGAACGGTTTGTGCCGTTCGCATACGATGCTGCTCCGCCACCGCCAATCATCAGCACATCAAACAAGCCACCAGTGGTGACAGTCAAAGTTCCATCAGAGTTGAAATACACACCGTTGTAAGTGATGCCAGCAGTTGTGAATGGCGTGATGGAACCAGTACCACCAGAGGCGGTGCCATACCTAGTAGTCGATTGCGCTAGAAGCGAACTGACGTAGCCCAACTGCCTGCGTGCAGTCATAAACCTACGCCGTAATCTGGTTTACGAAACCGTGGATAGTGATGACGTTTGCAGAAGCAGCAAAAGCCTTGACAACCAAAGCCGTGGTTGCGTTGCCCTTGATAAGGAGTCCTGGCGCGATGCACACAAGACCAGCCTCAGGCTGAACGGTCACTTCAATCAGGTCATCTGGCGACGTGGTTCCACCCCACTCAATCGTCAACTTGACAGCCGACGTGTCAGTGTTCTGTGCGTACAACCACACTTCGTCGTAGGTCGTTGCGGTCGAGGAACCAGTGTGAATCGTGGTACCAGGCGTTGACGTTGCCGCGACCTTGATGGCGCGTCCATCTGTCGAGCCACTCAACTTAACCTTCGTGTATGTTGCCACCGATACTCCTAACTAAAGACCTGGACCTGAAGAACGTCTGCTCCCGCAGGTAACGCCGTCCATGTTACAGCATTGCCTGAACCATTGGCGGTGAGCACGTAACCAGCGGTACCAGCAGTCAACCATGCAACACCGTTTGTCGCTGTCGAATCTGCAACAAAGATTGTTCCGTTGCCACCGACCGCCAAACGATTAAGAGCAGAACCGTCAGTAACAAGAAGGTCGCCCTTGGTTGTCAACTTAGATACAAGTTCGTTTGCCTCGTCAGCGTCATTGGCCGTAAAGACGGGATAGATGGTCGCACCAGAAGAGTGAGAAGAAGCGCTTGTGTCGTCCTGTGCTCGGGTGATAGTAAGCGTTGAGCCAGAGATTGTTGCTGAACACTTTTCTTCAGCCGAAGTACCTGGGTCAATGACCACGTAAAAGGGTACGCCAGCAGAAGAAGGCCACCCAGTAGTAGACGCAATTGTCACTGACGTGTCCGTGGTATTCAGGGAGTTGGTCGTGGTCGTAGAAACCGCCGCGCCCTTGTACTGCCGTCTGGTAAATGCTGCCATCGAAGGTTATCTTACACTACGCATAATTACAATACAGGTTCCGTTCCAGTCCCATTCAGCATGGTTTGTTGCCTGGTCAACTGGCTGCCACCTAATGTCCTCTACAACCACGGAATGCGTGTTTACATTCTCCTGATAGGTAATAATTCTGGGGTTTTCCACCAAGTCAACAAGCCTGTTTAGTTCCTCATCGACATCAAACCAGTAGTCCTTGCCTCTCATGTTAATAACATGATGCAAAAGGATTGGCACAGAGAACATTCTTGACCGCAATGGGGCGGCATATGCTCGACCCATCCACCTGGTCAACACTGGTCCAAGAGAGGACGATGTGTCGGACCTGGTTAGAACAATTCTTGCCTCTGTTTCAAAAGCCCTTGTCTCGGAACCATCAAACGTCGACTCAAGCGAGTCGCCAGTTGACTGCAAGCCAACGAGTTCAAAAGATGCGCCATCATTTGATATATAAAAAGCAATGCTGCCATCAAGCGACTTTGTCCTCATGTCCCACTTAGGAACAAACTTTAGGTCTGGAATACCCCATCGATAGATACCAGTATCCATTGTGCCAGATGTCACAAGGTTTGAACTTAACTTATACGCACCCAACCCAGACACCGTAAACACTGGGTCACCAGCAAACTCATGCACGTCAAGAACGGTTCCCTGCCCAGTTGCCATAACATCAGACGCATACGCTGGTTGGTTGGTTGATATCTGTACAGAAATATCAATCCTTCCAAGCCCAGTAGATGTTGAGTCGTAGTTTGTCCAGCCAAAATAAACGAACTTTCCAATACCAACAAAGCACTTTACGTTGGTTCCAGTTTCAATCAGTGGTCCAATTGTGAGGTTGCCGTTATCGTCTGCCGAACAGAATCGGAATCCATTCGTCAAACCAACGAGTATGTATCCAAGATACGACTCAATCGAAGAAACAACCTCTCCCTGTGGTAATTCGCCAGCAACAGTTGGAATATCCAAAGATGTTCCGTCTGCCTTGATTTGCGTCTTGTATATAAGGGTCTTGTTTCCAGCGTATCCAGCACAGTAGATATGGCTTTGACCACCAGCAAAATCAACCCAGTTAAAGTTTGTGTTTGGGTGGGTGTATAAAGCGCCAGGGTTGTTTTGCGAAGAACCTGGGGGGGTGGTGATGTTCCAAATCTTGTGCTTGTCAACACCCTGTCCAGCAACCATCAAACGACCGCGTACCACCTTGACCACTCCAGCCTCGATGCCAGTGATATATGCGGATGACGATGTCGTCGCAGCGTTGGTTTGGTCGATGTTGCCATTGGCGTATGAGTAAAAAACGTTGTATCCGTCAGAGGTAATTGAGTACAAATTTGACGCCGCCGTGCCAGTGACGGTGTTGAAAGTCGACCAATCGCTTGTGTACTTAACCGACTGGCCATCGGTGCCGTAGATTCGTCCGTCGGCAGTCGTCATATACAAGTTTGTATTTGAGGTTGGATATGCGACGGATGTATCTTGAAGAAGAGACAACTGTCCTTTTGTCCAGACATCAACACCCTTGCTGGACCTAAATCGATACGGTTCCGCATCTGCAGTATCTGCATAGGTCTGACCAGCCCCGTAGTGCCATGAAGATTGTGACCTACGCCACAACCCTTGAGGGTTGATTGCTGATTCACCAGGCTCTGCAGATTGGTCAACGGAGTCACGTACGCGAGAATCAAATTGACTAAAGAACTGGTTTGACGCAGTGTCAATCATGTACGGCCTACCGTTGATTGCTACTGGAAAAACATGAGGAACAAGTTGAGTTGAACCAGTACCCGTATAAAACGAATACCCGCCCCTAAACGGGAAATTAAACCTAGTTATTGACGCCATGGCTAGCGCCTAATGTAAAGCGGATACTGCCGTGCAAGTCGTGAAGCCTCGGCAAGAATTCTGTCCTTACGCAGACGAAGGATGTTTGTCACAGAATTGGTCATTGCCCCAGCCTGAACCTCTTCCGAGCGACGAGTGTCACCCTGCGACTCAATAAAGTTGCGCTTCACTTCCCGTGGGGCAAGAACCCTACTCATGACTCCGAGTTCAAGAATGTCTTCCATTGACTGTGGAACATGTGCAACTGTCTGCAAATCGTCGGTAATTGCTGAAACCCGCGTGAACGAAGACTTGTACCTAACGACAAGGGTGCCAGCCATAATGCTTTCGTCCATAACAATGGCATATCCAGATGGGAAGTCGGCTGTCGGCAAATCCCGCTGAAGTCTTGCTGTCCAAATAAAGGGAAAGTCATCGCTTAGGTACCTGAGCCTGACGTCAACAAGGTCAAGCACATTTGTTGCGCTAGTCAAATTAACCTGCCTGTCGCTACCGTTGTAGGTGACTTCCTGTGTCACAACGCGAAACAGGCCGTTCAATGGACTCGACAGGTCGTCAATCTCTTGATTCAAAGCCTCAAGCATTTGAGACTTGGGAAAGCGTGGATTGGTTGTTATTGCTGCGCCAGCAGTGTGCGCTGCTGCGGTTGTACCAGCGTATCCACGCTCAACAACAAGGGTCTTGTTTCCAGCGGTTGCTTCCCAAACATACATCAACTCTGAGTCAATTTCAAAAACAGTTCCAGAACGTAGACCATTAAGGTCATACGACGTAGTTATTGTCGTGACCGATGAATCGACCGTACTCGCAAGTTTGTTGCGCTCCTCTACGGTTCCAGAAAGGAGTTGACGAGATACCCGATTAAGAAGGGCGCCAGCAGTTGACACTTACTTCTTCTTCATGCCCTTCTTTGGGCCGTACTCCATCATGCGCTCCTTCTTGCCTTCCGACTTTTCGTGCTTCATCTTGGCAGACTTGGACTTGTACTTTTCGCCCTTCTTGGACATAATTACTTACCCTTCTTGTTCTTGCTCATTTTCATGGGCTTTCCAGTCTTCTTTGCTTCCTTCTTTGCAGCAGCCATTCCAGCCTTGCTGTAAGAGAATTCTTTCTTTCCGACCTTTGGCATAATTGTCCTTTCGACAGGTAAAGATTACCACTACTTAACAGTCCCATTTGCGCAATGCAAGGGCCTTGCGAGTCGGACGTCCTTTTGAATCTTTCATTGGTCCTGGCATGCCGCCCATTCGTGCACAGAACGACTTGCGCCGAGCAGCAGCCTTTGGACTTTTCTTTGCCTGCTTTGCAGAAACGGGAGGCTTAAGATTCATGCCCTGCTTTTTTGCAGAAGCACGACCTTTTGCATTTAGTCCACCCTCGGGGTTTTTTCCTTCTTTGCGCTGCCATGCAGGTGATTTAGCCATAGTTACACAATATTAGACTTATTGGGGAGAATCCCTGTTTCTACTTGCCACGATTCATCAGCACGTCGCTCTAACTCGGCGGAACCATCTATCCTCTTTGGCTGCAACCCTTCTTGGCGTAAGCGTTTGTAAGCATCAAGGTCCTTGTGCAAGACCTTGTCCTTGCTTTCGATTACAGCAGACCTAGCAGTTCCTTTGCGGGTTGGCATTGATGCTGCACCAAACTGGACACCAGCCACGCGGCAGGCAAAGCATCCATCAATATCAAGGGTCGGGTGGGTTTCTCTATGCTTCAATGTAGGCTCCATATCCAGCGGCTGTTAGTGATGCAACTTCTGCGCTATCTACGACGTGGTCGTGGCCCCCATAGTAAATCTTTGCTATATCGGCAAAGTTTGCTGGTTCGCTCTCCACATACGTTCCATCAACAAGTAGGAAAACATTTCTTCCGCGCGGCTGTGGCGCCCTGAACCTGGCTAGCCTATTAGCCAAACGCAATTCCTCTGAAATGGGGTTTCCATTTCTGTCTACGTCTGGCATTGTCTGCGTGAGGAAGTTGTCAGTAGGTGGTCTAAAGATTGCCATTAGGTAATGCTTGCTCCGAATCCCGCTGCTGTAAGTTCTGTCACTTCGTCATCTGTTAGGAAATGGTCACGTCCACCATGCCATAGTTTTTCTACTTGACCCTGGTCTCTTTGGTCAACAGTAGTGTATGTTCCGTCAACAAGTTTGTAAAGGTTGAGGTACCTGACATTGGACCTGTTGTATCGCTGAAGCCTATTAGCAGAGTCTCCACCACCGAAGTATCCACCTGGATACGTATTCGTATATGGAACTCTAAAGATGTGGGACTTTACCCACAGAGATGAAGAGTTTCCGCTTCCTGAACCAGTTGCTGTGGCCCTTCTTGTTCTAGCACCAACCGACGTTGACGCACCCGAGCCAGCGTTGCTAGCCGTCCTGATTGCGATGAGTAGTCGATTCGTCGACGAGGCTCCCGCTCCAGAGTTACTGCCAGTCCTGAGTACAACACGGGTGACGACGATAGCAGATGAGCCGACCCCAGACCCTGTTGCAGTACGGGCTGGATTGATGTTCCAATCCGCCGATTGAGAACCAGAACCACTAGATGTTGTGGTTCTTGAAACAATTCGAACCGATATTGCACTAGATGTGCCAGTGCCAGTGCCAGTTCCTGTTCTGATTGTGAATACGAGACGTGACGCAGATGACGAACCAACTCCAGAATTAGAAGCCTGTCTTTGTCTAAGAACATTTGCGGATGATGAGGCGGTTCCGTTGCCATACGCAGATGCTGTGACAATAATCACAGCCCTTACGCCAAGATAGAACCTTCCTCCATTGCCATAGAAACCAGTATGAAAGTCAACAAGGTCGTCAAGTCTTGTCACCGTTCTTGCATATGCAGTGCTAGACGAACCATTTCCAGGACCTGTTGCGGTGCGGGAAACAACCCTGTAGTAGGTGCCCCTGTAGTAGGGATGTGTATCTAGGAAAGGTTCAGAGAACCCAGTTACAGCGGTCAGTGCCATTAGGGGCTATCCCCCTTGGGCTAGTCGAGAGACAGGGTTAGGGATGTGATTTGGAACGTGTCACCAGCAGTGACAGCGGCAGAAGAAGAAAGAGAGCCAGACCACAAACAGTTCCCCGTAGAAGCATTGTCCCAAAGCGACCAATGTGTGTACGTTTCTGTTGCCGCGACGTTGGTCCATTCAAGAGTCGCAGAAGAAGCCATCGAACCCGACGAAGCAGCCGACCACGAAACCGACTTTCGAGTTGTTTCAGTTGCTGCATTTGAGGTTCCTGCCTCGCCTGGGTCTCCAGTGTGCAACTTGACATAAGTGGTCGTAACAGCAAATGACTGGTTCCTCAGCGTGTCAAGCAGCGCATTTTCGGCGTAATTAGAAATCGACATGAGTAAAGATTACATCATGAGTTTGCGGGGGATGGCGGAGGGGAACCTTCGAACCGCCACCCCCCTACTCACTCAATTAACTCGCGTTTGCACCGATGCTGGACGAAGCCTCGATACGACGGAGCGATGCCTCGCGGAATCGACCGTAGCCACCGAGCCAGTACCAACCAATCGGGTTGAAGCGCATCAGCGAGTCAACGACTGGTCCACGGACGACACGCGGCATTGGGCCGTTGCCATCGATGAACGAGTAGGCCTTGGCAAGAGCCTGGCGACCCATGATGTACGTGTCGTACACATCGATGTTGCCAGTCGAACCAGAGCCATCCGAGGCGTTGGTACGCACCTTGGTGCGTGGGGTCTCAATGAAACGCACCGACTCGAACGTTCCGATTTCACCGTTGTAGATGTTCTCGGTGTCGAGGTTGACGTGCGGAGCATTCCACGAAGCGTTGCCCGTCTCCTTGCGGAGGTCATAGGACACGTCTGGGTGGATGAAGCCGATGTAGTAACCGTTGAACGTCGGGACGTTTGCGCCACGAAGAGCAGCGGTCACCTTGCGGATGTCGTTGGCCTCAATGATGTCTTCTGCCTGAACGGTCGTGCGGCTTGATGGGTCGGTCGAACCACCGCCACCGTAAACGACGTTCGAGCCACCAGCAAGAACTTCGCGGACAACCTGGTCCATCGAGTTTCCTGCGTTGTAGCCAATGAGGTTTGCGGCTGCTGCATCGACATCCAAGAACGCGGTGCCGCGCAACTTGGCGGTCGTGTTGATGGTGTTGCCGTATTCAGCGAGGGTCACCGTGACCTGCGAGTCGCTCATTGCGACAGGGGTCACATCCGACGTCTCGGTGAGGGTCGAGGTCGCTGCATCGAGGTCCGCGAAAATCGTGAAGATTACCGACGAACCTGGCATTGCCTGGTTGGTTGCTTCGACTTCGGCTGCCTGGTCGAACAGGAGTTCTGAACGCAACGCGAAATACGCGAGGCGGTCATATGCTGCCTGGTCAACAGACACCGAACTTGCTTGGGTGTAGGCCATTTGGCTTACCTTTCGGGTTAGCCCCGAAGGTAGTGCGCCTGCGGGGGATTATCTGTTTTGCTGTCGCGCTATTTCGGCGTTTGCCTGGGCTAGCAATTGCTTGACTTCTGCTTCGTTCCGTGCGCTGGCCATCTTTGCGGCCCAGTCAACCTGCATATCCGAAGTCTCACCAGACCTGGCTGCTTCGTTAACACGACTCCAGGCCTGCTTTTCCGCCTCGTTTTGCTGTGGCGGCTGTGGCTTGTTGATGAGATTTACTTCGGCTGCTGCTGTCTGAATTGACTCAGCGGTCAACTCACCGTCGTAGGCCTTAACAAAGTACTGTGCCATCTTCGACGACAGGTCAATCCCTGCCTTCGCAAAGGCCAGTTCCTTCTTTGCTGCCTCGGCTTCCGCCTTGATAGCACGAAGTTCCTTGTTCTCGGCTTCTACTTTCCGTAAGTGTGCCCGTACTGGGTCCTTAGCCGACTGTTGGTCCAGAGCATCGTCTTCGTATTCAAAGTCCGAATCTGACATGACCCACTCTTTCTGCCCACATATCCGACCAGAGGTGTCGGTATGGCTGCAAATCTCACCCTTGTTACACGCTGCACTCGGGGGCTTCGCAGCGGCTGTGCCTTGTGGCACGTCACTAGATTACATCAATGTAATTACTCGTCAAGTATTACTCGGCTTGAGCAAGACCAGACGTCTGCCCTCTTGTGCTGGCAAACGAACCACCACCCATAAACTCGCCCATTCGCTCACGACGTCGCTTGTCGATTGCTGCTTGAGCCTGTGGGTCATATCCAAAGGTTGCACCAATTTTCTGCTCAGTGCTGATTTCTTGCTCGCCCTTAAATGTTGTGTTTAGTTCACCAAGTTTGGCGATTTCGGAGAAACCAGCCATTGCCTGTTCGCCAGTGATTCCACGCTGGGCAAGGTTCTCTGCCGTCCCAACAGCCAGGTCAATGCCAGCCTGCTCCTGCGCCCGCCCAGCAATTTGTGCTGCACGTGCCCGCTCTCTGAGCAATGGGGCAGCCTTTTCTGGGTCAAGGAAATATGCCGCCAACTCACCGTCTCCGACCCCATACATCCTGGCAAACGACTGCCTGACCGCTGGGTCTGCTTGGGCGACGGCATTAAAGCCTTCGGTAATTCGTGACTGCAGTTCTGCTGGGGAAACGTCGCCAGCAATAAGGTTTCCAAAGTCATCGGTTTGGTCATAAAACTTTGCTGGCAATCCGTTTGCCTGCATGGTCTGCCTGTAATACTTTTCAAGTTCGATATACGAAGTTGGGTCC